GCCTCTTTGGGGGCTCTCCCTGTTGAATAGTTAACTATTGCCATGAACTCTTTAGGATTCTCGCGCAACCAGTTAGGGAATGCTGCTTGCTGATCCGGCGGCATTTGTGCCAGACTCTCGGCGCCCACGCCCACGCCGCCGCTGCCCTTGGTATGAGTGGCGGCGCCATGGCTAAAATATGAGCCCGCCGTAGGCGCCGCTCCTACTGCTTCTTTGAAAGCGGATTGGAGCAACTTCATCGCTCCTAGGATTGTCGATTGTACCGGGGTTCCTTTGGGGGTGAGCTTCCCCTCACCGCCGGACTTATGCGGGTACAGATAGCTGCCTGTTAGGTTGTCCTCTGAGAATACACCGCGCTTGGGAAACTCTATCAGGGTAGTAATCGCCTGTTCGATGTTGGAAACTCCAGGCTTCCCATAGAAGCGAACCTTTTTGGGGTCGATATCGGGAACGACCTCCTGAATCTGCGCGAGTGCGTCTTCCTTTGAGTTGGCAGCAACCCAGTGGCGCTGTAGTTTCCCCTGCGCATCGCGGAACACAACATTAAAGCCATCTGCGCCGGCTTTGCCCGCGGAAGTCTTAATCATTTCCGGAAGGAACTTCGCTTTGCGCTCTAGAGCAACGGCAGCTTTCATGATGCCGCCTGGATCGGCCTTGGCAAGCTTTGCCATTGGGTCCTCGTTGGCTTTAAGCGCAGGCATCTCTTGTCCGGTCTCTTGGTTCTTGATCATCACCGGCTTCTTGGCGGTTCCATTAACCCCCAGCGCCTTCTGAATCTCGCCCACGCGGATGGGATAGTTCTTAGCAACTCGCGCACGTATGTCTTTTGTGGACTCTACTTCTCGAATTGCTTGCGGGGAGGCTGGGCCGGCCATAGAGGTTGGGACACCCTTCATACGAGGATCATCACCTCCGCCAGTCTCTTTGGCGCCGGTTATAAACGAGATGCCCGGCGGCACCTTAAGGTACTTCCCAATATATTTTATGAAGGTATCAGCATTGATAGTAAATTGTGTGAACTCAATAGTGCCGCCATCCTCGGCTCCATGAATAGCTGCTATCACATAGTCGACACCGCGATCGGGATTTTGAGCTATGTGCGCACCGAGATTTTTAAGGGATCCCTTGATGGGGGTCCCCTCCTCCCCGCCCGTAAGGCGCTTAAGGGAGACAGGGTCTCCACTTTCTGTTGTATAATCAACAATAGGAAGGGAGCCTTCTTCGGTATCCACGATCTGTTTTCCCTTCATGAGGCCAGCCAAGAAAGCTTCCAAAAGGAAACCACTTCCGGAGGGAGAATACTGCTGGAAAACCTCGGCCATGGTTTTCAAAAAAACCAGATACGAGAGGACCTTGTCAGCCTTGTCGGTCTGGGTGTCGTCGCCAGCAATGAAGCCACGAACACTATCAAGCTTGTCCTTCAACGTATTTCCTTGGATCTTTTTCATTATCTTTAGAAAGGCATCGCGTTCGGGGGTGCCGATTTCTCCTACTGCCTCTGTCATGTTGGGGGTAAAAATAGAATCAAAAAAGGCTGCAGCTGAGAACCCCTTCGCTTCGGTGATAAGTTCCGTACGGGAGTCTCCTTCAGCCAGCGGTATGCCAGCCGCCGCCATCGAATCCATCGCCTCTTCAATGAGCTGGGCGATGCTCTCGAAACCAAAAATGTCTCGGTTCTTTTTAAAGTGGTTCTCCACCATTGTATCAATATCCATGTGTAATCCTCTCGGGTCTAATACTAATTAGATGATTTTATCAACAAGACCCATTTCTAGTGCTTCCTCGGCTGAGAAATACTCATCCGTGTTCTTAGAAAAAATGTTATAGTACTCGCCGACTGAAATATTAGAATTCTCAGCTAGTGCTTGGATCAGCATAGCTTCCACTTTCTTAAGCTCTGCGAAACTCGAGCGAATGGTGGGATGGGTGCCCCCAATCTCACTGGAGCAATGGTGGATCATGAGGCGCGCGTGCTTAGAAATATGACGCTTTCCCGGGGTACCAAAAGCTAGGAGCGGTACGGCTGCGGAGGCAATTCTCCCATAACCAAAAGTAGCAATGTCTCGATTGCGTTTCACAAGTTCCATTAAATCATAAATGGTAAACATATCGTTAACAGATCCTCCGTTAGAAGAAATAAAAAATTCAATATCTTTTGTTCCCTCTATAGCATCTGGGTCTTCGTGCAGTAGCTGACCACCGTTAAGCGTGAGGAGGCTCAGTGCGATTTCTTTCATTGATTCTTCGTTGATGTCGGAGCACAACCCAATAAGAGTACTTTCCTCTTCGGTTTCTTCGGTTTCTTCTTCCTCACTCAAATTTTCATCGGCGGTGTTATAAATCATAATTTTTCTTTCTTTCAATTATTGAAGCTTTCTTGGATTCTTCCAGAAACTTAACTGCTTCCTTCCAATTGGTGAAGGGCATCAGCGTACGAAACTGTTTGGGAGCCCCGTCTATTAAGGATAGTATAACTGAGTCTTTCCAGTTTGTCAAGGTTCTTTGATCAACTTCCTCAAAGTTTCGAATTTGGTCGCTAGTAAAGTCAGACTCTTTCATCTGTTTGCGTTTTAATTCTGTGAGAAACGATAGGTCTTCCATGATCTTCACGCACATTAATAAACAATGTGCGACAACTTCTTGAACGAGACGCCACAGGTGAACGACTTCAAATAGTTTAGACAAAAAAACGCTAGCAAAAATACCGGCGCAGAAACCCAAGACCACAAAAACCATTAATTCTCCGTTAGTTATCTCGTGCATAAAGACCCCATAAAAAAAGACTGCGAGGTTTCCCTCACAGTCTTTAGTATACGTTAGGAGCTCTTGAAAGTCAAGTGCTTATTTTACTTCTTTTGAAGTGCCGCCTTCAAAATTCGAGCAGCAACGCGCTTGGTAATCTGCTCAACGAGTTCGTTGGTGTTTCCTTTTTCGATGTGCTCGCTGGTCTGCCTGTAAGTAGACCCGAGACCGTACGTGGTGGCCCCTGCTGGGCTCTTGGTACGTCCTACGGGTTTCTTCCGGGCGGCTGCAGCCTCTTCGGGTGTGGGGGCGGAACTCTCTTCACCCGCTTCGGGATCAGGATCGTAGGACCCTTTACTGCCCAAGGCAAGCTTCTCACGGGCTTTGTCAGCTTTGCTCTTGCCGAAGCCCAAAATCTCTTCGAGTGCCTCATCCTCTTCTGCGCCAAGCTCCGCCTCTTCCCCCTCAAGCCCCGGCTCTTCAAGGCCTGGCTCTTCAAGGCCTGGCTCTTCGAGGGCCGGCTCTTCAGCGGAAGGCTCTCCGGTCGATTCAACGTCCATTTCAAGGCCTTCAACACCAGCAGCTCGAGCGATGATTTGTAGCGCTGCAAGCACCTCTTCCTCGGTGGGCGCACCCTCGGCGCCAACCTCGGGTTCGACGGCTTCAACATCATCTACAACTTCTTCTGCCGCAGCATCGTCGACAGGAAGATCGGCGACTTCCGGGTCTTCGACACCGAGTTCCTCTTCTTCCCCCACTTCCTCTAAGCGCTCTGCGCCGTCTCTTCCGCGGCCATGGCCTCGTCGGACACTTTGAAGGTTAGGAGAAGGATCGGTACCGGTTCGAACCTCTTCCAGCTCTTCATCGCTAGCGGTTGTTTCGGTAAGTCCCTTAACAAAACCAGGTGAAAGAGGTTCCAGCTTGGCAAGCTTCATAAACTTAAGAACCTGGGCCTCATTTAATAAATTTTTAGACATAGTCGTTTCTCCTAACGCGTATAAACTGCGAATATGCTACTTTTAAATAGTGTTTTCCTTGAAGAATGTCTTTTTTAATTTCAATAGAGTAGCGTCCAAAACTTGTTTTGCCCTAACGGTACTTACCCCTATTCGATTGCCAATTTGTTCTAAAGTCATTGGACCATGTTTTTTGGCCGCCACAAGCGTACAATTATAGTCCTCCTCATAGTCTATGAATAAACGACATTCTGTGTTGCTGCAGCATTCTTTTGCTATGTAGCATCTCTTTGCACATTCTCTCACAACTCTGGTAAATCCTCTTCTAAAATATCGAATATATTCTGGACCTCATCATCTGTTAATGCCAATTCCTCCATTAACTTGTTCCCCTTTTCCCTGAGCTTTCGCGACTTATGTGCGCGCACTTTAGACTGCACCTTTTTATTTATTTTGTAATCGTCAAGAAACTCCATAAATAAAAGATTTTGGTCTAAGTACGATTCCACACAATATCTAAAAAATTCGCTTTGAGTTTTGATCTGATCATAGTAGAGGCGAATCTTAAGATTTTCATGTAGCCTAGAGTCCAAAAAGAACGTCAGCTTAGAATGAGTATCCGGTATGTTATTTGTCATCGTAAAATGTGTGTTGCGCTTTCTACCCGGCCACTCGCGGTCTGACGAATAAACTGAGCCTTGGCTTGCAATTCTTTAATAGACCTCGCGCCCGAATAGGAAAGTCCGCTGCGGATGCCGCGCTCCAATTCTTTAAGTACTCCCGCAACAGGGCCCTTGCACGGAACCGTCGTGGCGATACCCTCGAGGGACGATGTTTTTCCGCGCCACTTAATCTGGGCATCCTTACTTGCCATTCCGCGGTAAGATTTAAACTTGCCCTTTCGCGTGGTTATTACATCGCCAGGAGTTTCATCAGTACCTGACAAGAGAGAGCCAAGCATAACGAAGTCAGCGCCAGCCGCCAAAGCTTTGACAATATCTCCCGAGTTTCGGATTCCCCCGTCAGCAATGATGGGAGCGTTCCTGTCTGATCGCGCGCAATCAATAATTGTTTGAAGGCCCGGGACACCGTGGCCAGTCTGAATCCTAGTTGAACAAATAGAACCGCCACCAATATTGCAACGCACACTATCGGCTCCCCAATCGACCAAGTCATTGTAACCCTCCAAGGTCGCAACGTTCCCCGCCATAATATGAACAGTGGATCCGAAGATATCACGCAGTGCGCGGAGCGCCTCTTTCATTAAGATGTGGTGACCGTGCGCCACATCCACACACAAAATTTGCGCGCCAGCATCATAAAGGGCCGTCGCTCTATCTAAATAGTCGCCCGAAACACCTATCGCTGCTCCCACTATGGCCTCTGCTGGTAAGCATTCAACGTGCTGACACTGAATCTCTATGGAATTATATCTATGTATGATACCGAAGCCTCCGCGCGAATCCATAGCTGCAGCCATTGGCGATGCGGTTATGGTGTCCATTGGACTAGAGATAATAGGCAGTTCGAACCAAAGGTTTCCCAGGCTAGATCCAATACAAACTTCGGAGCGACTAATAATATCTGAATACTGCGGAACCAACAAGACATCGTTATAGGCCAAGCCTTCTTTAATATTCATTTATAACTTTTACCTTTCTTCTTTTCCAACATTGGGTACCATTTTCTGTAGCGATCTTGACCATCGGGAGAGGATCAGTCCGGCTGTGTTCAGACAGCGGTGGTATCTCAAATACCTCAATTACAATCCCAGTTATAATGGGCTTATCCTCCCTGCGACGATAGCATGCTACAAAGTCACCCGTCTTCACGGGAAACCTTCTCCAAAGCCTCGGTGAAAGTTCCCCAACATTCAGGGCACGTCAGCCGCACTCGTTCTTCTCGTATAACCACATGCCATGTCTTTACCGTTTCGTGGGTTCGTTCGAAAGCTGTATTACAAAGGCAACACTCCGTAGGGTGCTTGGCAAATAAACCCATTTGTTCCTCCATCTTCTTTTTGGCATCCTTGCGAGTCTGTTTGCGTTTGGCTGCATTAAACTTTCTTATCTTAGGGCTCATTATTTTCCGGTGCTCCCAAGTGCGCCGTCGCCGCGGCCAGAAATAGTAATTGGATACCACTCATAAAGGTCCGGGCTATCGCTGGCAACAAATCGAACCGGAACCACTGGGATAATAATTGCTTGCGCTATCTTTTCGCCGGCTTCCAAAAACTGAACATCAGCCCCCATATTGTGCAGGTTAACAAAGACCTCTCCATCGTAGCCACTATCGACCACACAGGCTCCCACAAACAACTGTTTCTTATGAGCGACTCCAGACTTGTTTTTAATTTCCATCATATAACCATGTGGAATTCCAAATTTACACCCTGTTGGTATCAATACACTGGCTCCCGGAGAGATACCCATTATTTTTGTGGATTCTTCCGTAGGCACCCATCTCAAATCGAGCCCAGCATCGCTGGGGTTTGCCCTCACAGGCGGGTAGTCGCTTCCTCGCAACATGTGATATTGTAATATCATTTTTATCCTAACAATCTTAGATTTCTTTTAATCGATCGGGTTGAGAACCCCCACGCTGGGTCGAAATCTAGTTTACCCATATAAGGACGATTCAAATGAATCCTATCCTTACCTTCTACTATACCCCAACATCGGAACTTTGTCAATACCGAATTCGAATCAATTACCGAAACAATCCAATAAGGCTTTCCGTGTTTTGTCTTCTTTTTAATAATCTCGCGAGGGATAAACCACGCAAGACCAAGCGCCGGGTCATAATCCGAAATTGGTGGCACGTAGTAAGTATTCAGTCGTTCACGGACATTCTCTGTCATCACCAAGTGCATCGGAAAAATGCCAGTAAGTATTGTCAGGTTATCAATTTCTTCCTCCGTAGCGAACTCGCCCTCCGGCTTGTAGGTCTCGATGTTTTCCAAAAACTTCTTTTTACTATACACACGATCGACAGCGACTGCCGACCAGAAGTGTTTGCGCCCGGCGAACCTTTCATCGATAAGGTTATTCATAGCCCCAGAGCGAACTAACACGTCAAGGGCTTTCTTGTTCAGTTTGCTGTATACAATGTCGTCGTGAAACAGGAACTCCTCAATATTATTGAACGGCCGGTTATCAACGATCTGTTGAATGGCTGCGTCCCCCAATCCCTTGAGCCCGCTCAGTGGTTGGTAAAGACGCTTCGGGTTGTCGGGATCAATCTCCCATACAAACGATGAAGTGTTGATATCCGCTTCCACAATCTCAAAACCATTTGACTTCGCGATGTTGATCGCCTTCTCTTTGCGCTTCTCTGGTTCCTTGTCGAGGAACGACGCCATCCATTCTACTGGGTAGTAGTTATATAGCCACGCGCACTGGAACGAGATTGCCGAGTAAGATACGGCGTGGGACTTGTTGAAGCCATAGCCCGAGAAGTACTCGAACCTCTCCCACATGTCCCCTGCTTCGCTGTGGCGAATGCCCTTCTCAACGCAACCGTCAACGAACTTCTGCCTGAGCTTGTTCTTGACGCGGGCTTCTTTGCCGGTGCCCTTCTTGGTCAACACCTTACGAAGCATGTTGCCCTCGTCTAGTGTTAGGTTCTTCCCGAGCTTGTGGGCAAGCAATGCGATCTGCTCCTGGAAGATAAGGAACCCATATGTTTCCTCGGTTACTTCCTTGATGTGCTCGTTGATGTAATCAATCTCGTGGGGCATCCCCTTAGCTTGAATGTATTGCTCGTGCACGTTGGCCGATAGTGGACCTGGGCGGTAGATCGAGGTGATGGCTGAGATATCAACCAGGGACTTCGGCTTTGCGTTCGCGCAGAATTCCTGTGCCCGCTGTTCAGTAAACTGAAAAATACCGGCGAAGTTTTGCTTCTGGAATATATTCCTATACACTTCTTGATTGTCGAAATCAATCTTGTCCGGGTGGAGGTGTTCATCGTAAAATGCCTTGACGTCTTCGAACGTCGGGTCGGGGTTGTTGTGGTGTCGCTTCAAGATGTGACGGATTGCGCCATCAATCATTCGAAGTGTCGAGAGCCCCAAGAGGTCAAACTTAATAAACCCGAGTGGCTCCAAGTGCCGGAGGTTCTGCCCCTCAGCCCAAGGTGACTGTCGCACCCCTCCCGAACTAATGATCGGCATATGCTCGTTCAAATCATCGGCAATCAATACACCGCCGGCGTGACGGGAGCAGGAACGAACCTGTCCCACCAATGCCTCAACGTGCGTCTTGATGTGCGGATACTTTATTAGGTAGCCGCGCAAGGAGGGCGATAGTTCCATCACCTCTTCCCAAGTCGGAACATAAACTCCCGCCTTAATTCCGTGCTTCATCTTGGCTGCGGGGGTTGCTTCGAAGATCATGTTTGATGTTACTTTATTAACTTCACTGAACTCAATACCATAGAACTTAGAAATGTCTTTGATCAATGACTTCAACTGAAGGGTATTCCAGTTAGAGATTGGGATGACCGAGTTCTTGCCCCAATCCTCCATGAGCATCTCCTTGAGTTCCATTGGCTCCGCGACATCATAATCAATGTCGGGATAGTCCGTCGCATCCTTGCGCAGGAACCTCTCGAAGAGGAGCCCATACTTGATGGGATCAATCTGTGTGATGCCCAAGACATATGCTACCAGCGAACCGGCTGCAGAACCTCGTCCGGGGCCAGTCAACTGCACCTCGTTCGCCTTGTCTGAAATAGCCTTCATGGTCAAGAAGTACTTACTAAAGCCTCGCTCGTCAATAACATCAAGTTCTTGACGCAGACGGTCTACATAGGTTTTGTCGGTGTGAAAATTGCGTTCCCGCAACCCCTCCAACGCGTACTTCACCAAAGCCTCACTGTCGGTGGAACCAGCTGGAACCACAAAGTCTGGAAGTTTAACTGTTGTATCAGGGACAAACTCCTCAATACGATTGAACGCAATATTGTGCGTCTCGGTGATCGAGTTCATTACAAGCCGGTCATCGTACTCAGCCCCGCAAGTCTTTGAATAATACTTATAGGAATCCCACATCTGGTTTCCGTTCTTGGGGTACAACTCGTAGCCGATCTCTTCGACACCAGAAGGAAGTCCTGTCTCTCCGTCAGCCCAAGCAGGAGCACCGGCACCAAGCCAGCCAAGTCGCTTATACAACTCGCGATCCTTCCAAGCGTCGGGGTTGGGGTAATGA